ATCCCTGCACTCTGGCTTTTAATTGCAATGATAATGACAGCTGTTGCTATAGCGGGACTTATGTATTTCTTGAGCCAATATCAATCACAGGGAAAAGAAATAGAATACCTGAAAACACTTTCTGCTAACAGATTAGACCAACTTAAACAATTAGAAGAACAGGGAATAGTTATTCCACCAGCTAGAGTTCAGGGGAAATAAATAATGTTAGGCTTTAAGAAAAAAGATGTTGCATTACAGAGAAAAGAAAAGATAGAGAAAGCGGTAAGCAAGATATCAGAAGAAGATAAGAAAAAACTCATTGACGAATTAAATGACCCTGAATTTAAGAAAGCTGTGATAAAGGCAACTAATGACAGCGATAATGAAGGTTTAGACCCTACCAAATTCACCTTGCTTGAGAATCTCCACAATAGAGATACAGCTGACTATTATACATGGTATAAAAAAGTCAATGAGATTGAACAGGTAAACAGGCTACAGACTTGGGCTAGATTAATGCCCATAGTTTTTGGTGATAGTGATGTTGTTAGAAAGTGCCAAGCTATAGTTAATGAACACTGTAAGGATAATATGGTTAATAGAGCTTCTAAAGATAGAGGTAGAGAATCCGCTTTAGTCTATGCAGTAAAACAAGATACTGGCATGGTTCAAACAGACCAACAGGTAGCCAAGTTCTTGAAAAAGTGATAGTCATGATGGAATATTGGGAAACACAAGCAATAATAAACGCATTCTGTGCGTTCTTCTTGGGATTCCTAGCTATTGTCTTTTTCGCAATGGCTATGCGTCAAAGAAGTTTACTCGATAGGTATAGGATAAGATACGGATTCACTGACGAGCTAGAACTAAAAGAGATTGATAATCCTAATAATCTCGAAAAGAGAAAAAAATCTTTTCTCAGAAGAACGTTCAAGGATATGGAGCGAAAAGAATGATAGTAACAAGATTGAGATGCGATAGCTGTTATAGAGAATTTGATTACACTTTTCCTATATGGTGTAACGAATGCCACTTATTTATTAGTGTCAAAAAATGTAATTCTTGCCATATCAAAGAATTTCATAATGTAGATTTCCATTATCGGACTTATGAAGAAAGGGTTAAGCGTGCTAAAAATTGAAGGCTATTTTTCTTTGGGGCATGACTGGTTCAGGCAAGACATTAAGAGCTATCATGTTAATCATTAGAGATTTACTATTCGGTAGGGAAATATACGGAAATCTTAACCTCTATCATATCCCTTATGTTCATGTTGAAATTCCACAACTGATAGACATGATAGTCCATGACGATATAGACCCTTCCCCAAAGACTTTGGTTTTAGACGAAATACAAACAGCTTTTGACGGCAGACGTTCTGGAAGTAAGCAAAATATCAACATGGCTTTATTCGTAAGTCAATGCAGGAAAAGAGGATTTAATATTATCTACACTTCACAATTTATAACAGGTGCAGACCCAAGAATGCGAACACTTACAGATAAGCTGGTTCAATGTATCCCTACATTCAATATTAATGATGTTGGATATGGAGACATGGAGAATCCAGAGCCAACCAAAATAACTTATCTTTCTGTAGACCCTAGATTTCCCCTAAAGGTAAAAAAGAAAACGATTAAACGAGCTACCTTTAGACACTTCTATAAGTTTTATGATACCTACCAAATTATAAAGCCTGAATTAGAATATGCGTTCGGTGGTGAGTAGAAAAAAATTGCATAAAAGCATCTTCAAGAAATTTGAAAACAAAGAACCCAGACATAAGCGAAGATTGAATAAGGCATTGAGGAAAAAGGAAAAAGTAGAAAGTGAAATAGCAAGAAGGAAAGCAGAGATTGAAACAAAGAGATTAAAAGCTGAAGCAAAGATATTCAAAGAAGAACAGCATAGAATCCATAGCGAAGAAAAAAGAGTAGCCAAAGCAAAGAGGGCAGAACAGATAGCAAGACTAAAAGAAAAAGCTCACAAGTTCGACAATAAGGATGTTAAATTCTTGCCCAAGTTCGGAAGAAAGAAGGTAGAGGAAAATGGAAAATGAAAACGCTATAGAGGATAGCATTATAGAACTTGTGGAATCTATAACTGAACAGGTGCGGAAAATAAAGAACCTTATCCACTAAGGTTTATATGTAATTTTTTACCATCACTTTCCTGTATGACTATATACCGTTCGAGAGAGCAAATAATGTCCCAGATACTAAATTCAGTATGGGAAGAAAAGAAAAAGATAACTGCGCTAATATTTGATTGCAGGTTATCTTATGCCCAAGCCTGCCAATATCTTAACACGATGTTAGGTATGGGATTACTTAGGGAAAATGAAGATAGGCTAATCAGCATAACACCAGAAGGCACTAAAATGAAAAATATACTTGATAAGCTCTTTGGTGAAAAGAAATAATGACTGATGGAATATTGCAAGAAGTATTATCGGAATGCTATGTCGAACACATAACATCTAATGATAATTCACATATAGGGTTAGTTACTCTGATTGAAAAAAAACTAATAGCTGTAATAAAACAACATGAAAAAGAAGTTGAAACACCTTATGTTAGTGGCTTAATCTCTGTTACATGGTTGATAGGTGAATAGCTAAAATGGTTAATGAAGAAGTATTAGGCAAACATTCTTGTGCGATATGTGGATACAGGAACGATAGCGAAAAATCAATCTTTGACCACATCATGAAATACCATCCGAACTTGAAGGAAGAGATTAGAGATAGATGGAGGTCAGCTTTTCAATGACAGACATTGATATCAAAGATATCTATACAAAAGAACAGCTAGATGTAGGTAAGGCTATTGCTAATTTCGCTAGATATGCTTTGGGTAATTCTTGGATGGGTGAAGCTGAATTAACTAATGACGAGAGAGAAAGCAGAGTGCCACTATCAAGAAGCACTTTCGGATATTACAGGATGTATAGATGGGAATGTTCCACCTGTAAGATACATGGCAAGAAATCACCATATTCTAAAGCTATTGAAGATGGATACAAACACTTTATCATGTTGAAACACAGGAAGAATAACATCACTGTTAAAGGTGGTGTGTTTCCAAAAGAACAGCTAGGAAAGGAATAGAATGAAAATAGTTATAGAGCTTAAAGATTCGTTCTTATGTTCTTGTGGATGTGGAATAAAAAGCACTAAACGAGATGTTAAACTAAATGCAGAACACCTACTTAAAGAGCTTGCCTTAACATCTCTAGTTATTAAGAGCCATAGAAATTCTATAAAGAGTATGAGGATAGAATAGCTTTGGATACTGTTTTGATAATGGTGTATAGCTTCTTTGTAGGTGTTGCTGTTTTCTTTGCTTTATTTTTTGATAGGGAATAATAACATACAAAGACTTATATAGCTATTTCTTCCTAAGAAGGATATGAAAAAATCACAAGATAACGCAATGAAAGCATTTGAAAGCCTATCTGAGACCATAAGCCTATTAACAAAGCTGGCATCCAAACAAGCAACAGAAATTAAACACCTACAACTTGCTGTCCT